TTAGACCGTAAACCTCATAGGCTGGTACACCAAGAGTATGACTTTTCAAGAGCTTATGGTTTATTTAAAAATAAATATAATTACGATTTTTGTACTAGATGTTTTAGCACATATATTAATTGGATAAAGAAACATAAAAAGGAGGACAAATAAATGAAAAAGATTTTATTAATAAGTACAGTTTGTTTACTATTATGTGGTTGTGATAGTAAAAAATGTATTAAATCACATACTGAAACTCGTACATATATGAGTACTAGCTGTATACCAATAGGTAGTTTTCAAAGTTGTACTACAACACCTCACACTCATACAATAACTGTTTGCGACGAATACGAGGAGGTTAAAAAATGAGACCTAAAACGCTAGAGAAAATATGCGACCCACACATAAGTATATTACAAAATATAAGTATGTTACGTGAGAACTGGTTAAAACACAAGGACTTAGACAATGCTATTTTATATCTACACCCTGGTACTTATGATAGGTTACTGGCTGAAAATAGCGGAGCTATATATTATATGAACTTTGGAGCAACTAAAATTATGGGTATTAAAATAAAAATAGACCCAAGAGTTAGACCTTATCATTTACTAATTAGAGAGGAGGATAATATGGAAAGAGAATATTGTAAAAATGATGTTGATACTTTAGACGCTTATAGATATGCTTTTTTTGGAGGACGAGGAGCTGGTAAATCTAATAAAGTACTCACTCCCCTACCTACTAAATATGTTATAAATGAGGGTGCTACAATATTGTTTTGGAGCGACGGCACTAAAACTATTGTAAAACGTGCTGAGGACGACGAGTATAATAAAGTTATGGGCTTTTTATGGGCTTATTTCCAAAAGCATAGTGGTTTATCTAAAACTAAAGCTAATGAGTATTTAAGGAGTTTAACTGACGATAAAGATTTAAAGGTTATTGAAATGTTAGAAAAAGGAGAACTTAGGACAACCTTAGGTAACGTTGCTGAGGGAATAAGCAACGCCTTTAAAAATATGGCTGATAACTTAAAAAAGAATAAGGAGGACTAGCCTATGTATGCTATACGAAACTATACAAATACTAAGTGTGAGTTAGAAATGGCAAAAACGAGGCTAAACCTACTTATGGATAGAAAAGAAAAGCTATATTGTAAGTATTTTCCTATCACAGCACATATAAAAGAGGTTATGGTTGACGGTGGTAGTGTGAATAATGATAAAATGGCTGATTATTTACACGAATTACACGAGGTTGATATTGGAACTGGTAAAAGTTTAGCTGAGGAAATAACTTATCAACAACAAAACGTGGATAATCTACAAGGATATTTAAACAATATGGCTGATAGTTTATCTAAAATGACTGGCATAGAGTATCAATTATTCTATGAAATAGTTTATAAAGGTGTAAAAATCACTAAAGCTGTGGAAAAAATAGCTATTGCTAATGATATTGAGCCACAAACTATATGGAAAAATCAATATAGAAAAATAAAGAAATATGTTAATAGAGTAAACGTTTTTGGCTATGATAACCAAATATAAACCGCTTAAAATAGCGGTTTTTCTTGTATAGTACAGTAGTAAGTACAGTAATTGAAACTTTTTTACAAATATACAGTGAAAATACAGTAAAAATTATGCTAAAGTATATAATGAAATAAGACACTTGAAAAGGGTGTCTATTTTTTATATCACAAAGGAGGGCGTGAAAATGAGTAATGTTATAAAAGTAACTCCTAATAAGGACGGTAAAATATTTATTACATTATACGGTACTAAATATGAAATAGTAGTTGAACAACCTAAAAAGGTTGAAGAAAAGCCAGCTAAAGAAACTACAAAATAAATCGAGGAGGTGGTAGTTTATGGCTAGAAATTATAGACCTTATAAAAAAGGCGATAAACTAACTCCTAAACAAGAGCGTTGGATAGACGAGTATATTAAAACTAATGACTATACAACAGCCTCTCGTAACGCTGGATATAACGGTAATGATGTTGGACTTAAAAACATAGGTTATCAAAACAGTTTAAAGTTTAAAGACCTTATTAATGAACGTCGCCAAGAATTAAGTAAAGAAATCAAGAGTAATAGCGTAGCTAGTCTTGAGGAGATATTTAAGTTTTGGACTGATACATTTAAAGACGAGGACTTGAGACAAGCTGATAGACTTAAAGCCAGCGAACTTTTAGCAAAAGCAAAAGGTGGTTTTGTTGAAAAGGTTGAGGTTAAAAAGGTCGATACTGACTGGTTTATAGACGAGGATACTGATAATGGCTAAAAAACTTAACCCAGCAATATTTAACGACTGGGTTTTAAATGGTATAGACGACTACTCCCACCGTATTGAGGTATATTATGGTGGAGCTGGTAGTGGTAAGTCGTATGGAGCCACACAAAAGGTATATTTAAAAGCCTTGAAATATAAACGTACAGTATTGGTTATACGTAAAATACAACGTACAATAAAACACTCTATATGGGCGTTAATAATAACACATCTAAAAAATAGTGGTTATTATGACCAATGTAAAATAAATAGGAGTGATTTTGAGATAGAGCTACCTAATGGCTCTATTTTTATATTTAAAGGTTTAGACGACGAAGAAAAAATCAAATCAATAGACGGTATCACGGATATAGTTATTGAAGAGGCAACCGAATTAACTGAGGACGAGTTTACACAGTTAAACTTACGTCTAAGAGCGTTGGTTGACTTTCCACAAATATATTTAATGTTTAACCCTATATCTAAGAAAAACTGGGTATATGATTATTTCTTTGTTGGAGAGTTACCTTTAAATATAAAAGTTATTAGAACTACATACAAAGACAATAAGTTTTTAAGTGCTGAGTATGTGGCTGAGCTTGAGAGGTTGCAATATCGTAACCCAGCTTATTATCGTATATATACTTTAGGAGAGTTTGCTACACTAGATAAACTTGTTTTTGGTACATATACAGCAAAAATAATAAGTGATAAAGAGGTTGAGGGCTTAAAACGTTGGATAGGACTAGATTTTGGATATATCAACGACCCGTCCGCACTTGTTTGGGGTTATATAGATACGATTAAAAAGAAAATATATGTTACTGGAGAGTATGTACGTAAAGGTATGAAAAACGACGAAATAGCTGAGACAATGTTTGACTTAGGACTAGCTAAAGATAAATCTTATGGCGATAGTGCTGAGCGTAAAAGTATTGACGAGATTAAAGATAAAGGTATTAATATAGAGCCTACCGAAAAAGGTAAAGGCTCTATTATTCACGGTATCCAATGGATACAACAATACGAGCTTATAGTTGACGAACGTTGTTACAAAGTTATTGAAGAGTTAGAAAACTACACTTGGAAAAAAGATAAAAAGACTGGAGAGTACATAAATGAGCCAGTAGATACATTTAACCATACAATAGACGCTATTAGATATGGTCTAAATAAATATATTAAAGGAACTAAAACACCAAAGGTTTACGCTAAACCTATTGGACTATAAGGAGGTAAAACTTGGACTATTTAGAGGAAATAATAAACTATTTAAGTAAGTTTACTGATTATATAGAGAGTTTTACCAGCGAAAGTAAAGAACGAGATATAGCTGTAATGAAATTAAAAGAGGCTGTATTTTGGCTTACTTATTTAATTGACGAGGAGGTGTAAAGATGTATACTTTACCAAAGGACACAAAAATAACAAATCAAATTATACAAAACGTTATACAATATAACGAAAAGTATAAAGACCGTTATAAACGTCTATTTAAGTATTATATTGGTAAACACGATATACTAGAACGTACAAAAGAAAATGACGGAGTTAAAAATAATAAAGTTATGATTAATCACGCTAAGTATATTACTGATACTAATGTTGGATACTTACTTGGTAACCCAGTTGATTATCAAGTCAATACTGATAAAGAGGGTAACCCTTTATATGATATTGAGCCAATATTAGACGCTTATAAAAAACAAACTATAAATGATTTAGACACGGAAATAGCTAAAGACGTGTCTATTTTTGGCTTACAATACGAGTATGTATATGCTAATGAAAACGCTGAGCCTCGTAGTTGTGAGGTAAATAATGAAAATACAATAATTGTTTATGACGATACAGTAGAACATAATAAACTTTTTGGTATTAATTATCGTGCTATATATGAGGGCGATAGATTTAAGTATTATGAAATCATATACGCTGATAAAAATGTAAAAAGAACTTATAAATCTACTGATAAATCATTAACTCAAACAGCTAAAGAAGAGCCACACGCTTTTGGAGATGTACCTTTTATTGAATATAAGAACAACCCCGAGTATTTAGGCGATTTTGAGACTGTTATTTCGTTAATAGACGCATATAACTTACTACAAAGTGATAGAGTTAATGATAAAGAGCAATTAGTAGACGCTATTTTATGTATGTATGGTATGGACTTTGACGACGACCAAGCTGAAATGTTAAAAAATAGTCGTATGTTAGCTAACTTACCTAGCGACGGTAAAGTTGAATACTTAATAAAACAACTTAATGAAAATGAGGTTGATGTATTAAGAAAAACTTTAGAAACTGATATACACAAAATTAGTATGGTACCTAATATGAGTGATACTAACTTTGTTGGTAATTCAAGTGGTGTCGCTATTAGATACAAATTACTTGCTTTTGAGCAAAATATCAAAAATAAAGAGCGTTATATGGAAAAAGGACTAATGGAAAGATTTAAACTTTATAATAATTTCCTAACTACTCAAAGTAAAATGCAAGAGGTACCAGTTGAAGAGGTAGACGCTGTATTTACACGTAATCTACCAAGCAACGATTATGAAATTAGCCAAATGATAAATAATTTAAGCGACTTAGTAGATAGCGAGACTTTAATAAGTCAATTATCTTTTGTTAAAGACGCTAGCGAAATAGTTGAGGCTAAGAAAAAAGAGGACGAGGCTAAGCCTAAAGACCCATACGATTTAGCTTTTGCTAACAACGAAATTGGAGATACTAACAATGAAAGCAATACTAAAGAAGATATGGAAGATAATAAAGTGGATACTAATAATGTTGTAAGTTAGGAGGTGTTAGTTTATGACTAAATCTTCTACTTATTGGGATAAAAGGGCGATTAAGCGTTTAACTGACGCTGAAAAACATAGCGAGGTCTATATAAATAGAGTAAAAAGTGTATACGAGCAAGCCTATAAGGATATTGATAGAGAGTTAGCGAGTATATATAGAAATTATAGTAAAGAAACTGGACTTGACACTCAAAAGTTAAAAGAACTACTTACACGTAGCGAAACAAAAAAGACTTGGGAGCAAATGAAACGTCAAGGACTAGATAAATATGTAAAAGAAAATTATAAAAGCCGTATATCAAGGCTAGAACAATTACAAGCTCAAATATATGCTAAAGCTAAAGCAATATATCCTAAAGAAGAGTTAGCAAATACAATGTGTTATAAAGGTGTAATAAATCAAAGCTATTATAAAACAATGTATGATACTCAAATGGGTACTGGATACGCTTTTAATTTTGCAACTATTGATAATAATATGATAGACGCATTGTTACAAGACCCTTGGAGCGGTGCAAATTACAGTCAACGTATATGGGGTAATACTGATATATTAGCTGATAGTTTAAGTAAAATACTTGGTGGTGCTATGCTAAGTGGTCAAAGTATGGAACGTACCGCAAAACAAATGCGAGACCGCTTTAATGTTAGTAAGTATTATGCTGAGAGGTTAATACGAACTGAAACAAACCACTTTAATAATGAGGTTGACGCTATGGCGTATGAAGAAATGGGACTAGATAAGTATGTGTTTGTTGCTACTTTGGATAGTCGCACAAGTGATATATGCCAAAGTATGGATAACAAAGTTTTTGATTTTAGCGAACGTGAGGAGGGTGTTAATTATCCGCCTCTACACCCTAATTGTCGTAGTAAAACACGTGCATATTTAGGAGCGGAGGAAGAAAAGACACTACAACGTAGAGCTAGAAACCCTATAACTGGTAAAACTGAGTTAATTGATAATATTAGTTATAAAAACTGGATAAAACAGTACGCTACAACAACTTTAGACGCACAATTACCCGCTGAACAAGAGAAAAAAGCGTCTCACAGCACGAAAATTGAGCCAAAAACACCAAAAACGTGGCTTAAAACTGATAATCTACCAGCTTGGTTTAAAGATTATAAAGGAAATGCTGACGAAGAGGGTAAACTACTTGCTGAGTGGTTAAATAAAAATGGTAACCCTAATAGTAAGGCTAGTAAAGTTTATAGTAAGAGTATAAAAGACTTAGGTAAGCATAATACTGTTATCACTTATAAGGATAATAAAGGGTCTTTTAATCATAATAAATATGGTAGTGAAATAATAACACCAAAGTTAACTAATAAAGC